ATAAAGCTATTCAGTGGAGAGCTTGGAGAATCAGAGTTTCAACGTAGCGCCAGATTAGTATATGAGTATATTGCAAAGCGCAGTCAAGCCGGTGAAACCGCAAAATATTCTCGCATCGTAAAGAGCGAGAAACTAAAGGGAAACACAAAAGAATATGACGAGGTTTTAATATACCTGGAATCAACCGAGCAGATTGTGTGTATAAACCCGGGAGTAAGCAACAAAAAGCTTCAGGAATTTAAGACACCATAAAAGAGAGAGTATAAGAGAGGTAGATGAGAGGTAATTTACCTCTCCCCTAAATATATAGATATAATCAATATATAGAGAGAGAGATAGAGAGAGAGAGAGGGAGAGAGGAGAAAATAGTGAGTGATAAGAGAAAGTTACAGATTGTCACATGGTTACAAAAAACTTTTCTACCTGTGTAAGTTTGAACAAGAACAAGAACAAGGTACCTCTCTCCCTCTCTTCATGGTGTTTTGAGATGGATACATGCATGGTTAAAGCCCAAAGTGAAGAGAGGGCGCCCTCCCTCTCTTCGGCTTTTTGGTGGGTTTAGCCAGTATCCATCAGCCTCTCTCCTGGGGTAATTTTCTGGATATGTAGTATCCATCGGCCTCTCTCCTGTGGACAATCTTTAATATGGGGATTAAAATGAAAAACGAAAAAGAACTAAAAATAGAAAAGCTACAAGAAGAGTTAGTAGTTATGGGCGACTGGCTTTTAAGCTCAGGTGACCAAACAAGTGAGACAAGAAGAATGGGGATGAGACTTTATTATGAGAAACGGGACGAGCTTCTAGAGTTAAAGGGTCTCAATTTTAACGACAACCCTTTTAAGCAGTAAAAACCCCCCGCTATTACACGGGGGGCGCTTCATATTAGTTATCCGCTCCGATAACTATCAAGAAGTATAGCAGAAATAGTCTTGTTCTTTTCTCTTTCTTGGACTACTATGCAAGAAAACATGGAGAAGATCATGATGCGTACCAAGACGTTTATCATAACAGGGCAGCCCGTACCTCTGGCACGTGCACGGTGCAGTAGATGGCGCGGGGTAGTGTATGACTCACAGAAACAGAACAAGCTTGTCATTGGCTTACAACTCATGGAGCAAGCTGCTAACATGGAGCCATTCACAAAAGCTACAGAGCTTGATATTACCTTTTTTATGAAGCCACCCCAGAAACGTAAAGAGAATGGCGGCTGGTGTGTCACCCGGCCTGATTGCTCAAATCTTCTCAAAATGTATGAAGATGTTTTACAAGACTGTAGAGTCTTACAAGATGACGCTATTATTGCTAAGATAATCGCACGTAAGATTTATGATACTAAACCTCGTACTGTGATCGTTTTAACCGAGTTGTAAGATGGCAAAAACCCCTAAACATAACACGGCCGATGTAGTCAAACAAAAAAGACAGATGAAAAAGAAACCGGTCTATCGAGTGCATGGTAGGGGAATCTATAATGATGAGATGATACGCACTGATGTTTGGCTTGAGGAACTCGGCAAAGACTTTGTAATATGGGCAAGAAATAAGATAAAATTTATAGAACTTGAGAACTTAAATCTATACCCCGTTAACTATCGTTTGTTTATCCATCAACGCGAGATAGCACATGCTAGTTGGTACGAGTGGCGTAACAAGTTTGATTTTTTCGATCGCTTGGTGACTGAAGGCATGGAAATCTTAGGAACGTATAGAGATATAAGAATGCAATTAGCTTCTGCTCTTTTTGCCGCTAAAGAGCAAGCACAATATTCTTCTGATTATAAGAAGTCTGACGCTTATGAAGATGCCCGAAAGAAAGACGTTAATGATACTCATACCGAGCAGCTCGCCTTTCACCTTTCAGGGCTGACAGCTAAACAGAAACAAGAAGAGCCAAAAGATGGCTGAAGAACTTACCCCACATTTTTTGCCCCGTCTTTATCAAGAAAAATTTATTGACTCTTTTGAAGATCCACTCACAAAACAACGACGTTTTCTTATTATCTGGCCGCGACGTTGTTTGTCCGGCAATAGTCACATAGTAATGGAAGATGGCTCATGGAAGTACCTCAAAGATATTAAAAAAGGTGATAAAATACTCGCATGGAACGGCTTGCGTTTCGTTAAAGATACTGTAAAAGACGTTTGGCAAACAGGTATTAAGCCTACGCTTAAGATTCATACACCTCAGCGGCCTATTATCACAACATCACACGATCATAAGTTTGCTGTATGGCGTAAGACAGTTGAAGGTTTTAGATGGGATAGAGCCGGAGATTTGAAAGAAAGATCTCAACTCTTAAGCTATGCGGGCATGGAGTTAGGTACTGAACACAATCCCGATCTTGCTGAATTTGTAGGATATATGACAAGTGATGGTTATATATCCGGCTATCAACAACCTAAGTTTACTAACACTAATAAAGAAATCTTGGAACGCGTGGAAAGCTTAGCCTTATCCCTTTTTGGTTATAAGGCCATATGGCGTCCAAAAGGAAATGGCTACGATCTAGGTTTTAGTAATGGTACTAAGGGCGGTGGCTACACTCCTAACGCTATTAAAGAACTATTCAGATCTGAGGGCCAAGATGTACCTAAAAGTAGAAAAAGGGTTCTTTCTTTTGTGTGGCGTTTAGATGAACAATCACTTCTACGATACTTTGCTGCAGTTATTTCAGCTGATGGTTCAATGTATTGCCATAAACAAGGATTTCAAGCTGCTGATTCAGGACACAATATACCTCCGGCCAAAGAACTTGTTATCAGTTGCGGCAAGTCCGAAGGTCTTTGTTGGGATTATTATTATCTGCTCCGCAAGATGGGCTTAGTTCCACGTGCACCGGCCTTAGAAAAGACAAGCAACTGGCAAATTAAAATAGGTAAATCATCAGATATAAAGAAGTTATTAACTGATAATCCTATTTATGGGAAACAAGAACGCCAAAAAGAAATTCTAGATCTAGCTAATATTTCGACCAGAGAGAAGATTGTTTATAACGGTTGTCATCGTGGTTATGTAAGAATATCAGAAGGACAACCCGAACAACTCTATGACATAGAAACCACAACACACCATAATTTTGTGGCCAATGGTTACGTTGTTCATAACTCAGGCAAGGATTTGACTGCGTGGGTTCTCATGGTCAGAGCAGCGGCAAAAAGAATTGGTAACTACTTTTATCTTTTACCCACCTATTCGCAAGCGCGCAAGGTTATCATAGATACGGTAATGGGTGAGGAAGGTTTGCGCTTTTTGGATCATATCAACCCTAAGGCAATATTAGATTTTAATAAGTCAGAACTTAAGCTAACACTTCGTAACGGTTCAGTGATTCAAATAGCCGGCAGCGATTCATATAATCGTCTTGTTGGTACAAATATTTGTGGTTGTATCTGGTCTGAATGGGACTTGGCTGACCCCGGTAGCTATACCTATCTTTCACCGGCTTTAAGGGGTAATGACGGGTGGGCTATTTTTATCTCTACGCCGCGAGGCAAGCGATCATTGTTCGAAATGTACCAAGTTGCTCAGAACTGGCCCGATGAGTGGTTTTCTGAGCGATTGACCTTAGATGATACAAAACATATTCCATTTTCTGAGATAGAAAAAGACAAGCAACAAGGGATCATCTCACAGTCGAAAATAGATCAGGAATATTGGTGCAGTTTCGAGGCTGCTGAAGAACACAGCTATTACGGTAAGTATATTGATGAGATGATTAAGCAAGATCGTATTACTTCAGTACCTTATTTGGCTGAGTATCCCGTCCACAGCGCGTGGGACTTGGGCTACGGTGATAATTGTAGCATTGTATTTTTTCAGGTAATCGGTCATAACATTAACATTATTGATTGTTATGAGAATAACGGTTTTGGTCTTGAGCATTATATTAAGCTTGTGAAAGAAAAGCGTTATATCTACGGTAAACATATAGCACCATTTGACATAAGAAATCATGAGATATCAACAGGAAACACGCGATGGCAGTTTGCCTATCAACACGGTATCACCTTTGAGGTATGCCCTAAGATAGACATAGAAGACGGCCGAGAAGCGGTAAGGGCCGCGCTCGGCTCACGTATTTATATTGACGAAAAGAAATGTTCGAAGCTTATTGAGGCCCTGAAGGCATACCGTAAAGAATATGACGATAAAACACGACTTTATAAAGAGGTGCACGACTTTTCAAGTCACTTTTGTGATGCAACGCGCTACATGTGTTTAAGCTTGCCACATCTTCAAACAGGATTTACCAAAGAGGATTTAATAGCCTCACGCAATCGTGCTCTTTATGGAACTCAACAACAGTTTGCCCGTGTCTTTCGCGAATAAGCTTTCGAATTATTACTGTCTTGTATTAATATAGTGGTGTTTAAAATCTTCTAGCCTTGAGGTGTACGATGCCATTAATTCCGGATATGGGACCTAACTACTCACAGAACGACGGTAGTGATGTTTCACAGCGCGCTAATAACTTCTACGCTAATAACATAACCATGAACCTTTCTTATTGGACTGAGGCGACGTATGACCTTAGAATGTTTATTGGCGAGCAAGGGCTCATGACCGAGCTTTATGGTGTGCTTCCCGGCAGGCCACACATGTACTCGTTCAACCGTATCTTGAGGGTCATTAATACCATTACGGGGTTTCAGAGACGTAACCGCAAATCACTTTTGGCTATACCCATAGAGAACGGAGACCAAAAGACATCTGACCAGTTTACTAAGCTGCTTTACTGGGCTGACCAACAGGAATCACTAGGCAACACCATCTCTGATGCCTTTGAGGGTGCGTGTGTTACGGGACTGTATATGCTCCATGTGTACATGGACTATCGCAAGGATCCAATCTCAGGTGACATTAAAGTGGATTCCGTACCGTATAACTCGTTTATCATGGATACGTTCACCCGTAAGTCTGACCTGTCAGACTGTAATGGGATCATGAGACGATCATATGTAACCAAAGAAGAAGCCATGTCATTACTTCCCGACTTTAGTAAAGATATATCTTCTATGGAGGGCGGCCGCGGTGCACGAGACCAGAAATTTCAATATATGCCTGAAGTGTTCGCATTCGATCAGCTTGATAAACTGACCTACGATGAATACTACTACCGTGCTTTCAGGAAACAAAAATTACTCGTTGATAAAGAGACGGGCGACACGTTTGAGTGGAAATCAACCGATGAAGAGAAAATGAAACTCTTCTTGCAGATGTATCCAAGCGTGACCGTCGTAGAAAATACCATACCTACCGTACGCCAAGCAATCTTAGTAAACAACAAAACACTGTACGATGAGTACACAGAAATAGACGATTATCCTTTTGTGCCTGTGATGACGTACTTCAACCCTGAAATACCGTATTGGAACTGGCGTGTGCAAGGCATCGTCAGAACCCTCCGCGATGCTCAGTATCTCTACAATCGTAGACGTATTGCTGAGCTTGACATGATCGAGTCACGTTTAACTAACCCGCTCATCTATCACCCTGATATGTTAATCAATCCCGATGATGTACACCAAACAGGTCAAGGCAGACAAATCGGTGTCAA